AATGCGCCACCGTCTAACGGCCTCCACATAGACCCGCCACTTATTGCTGTTGCCCCTAAACGAAGACCAAGTCCAGCAGCGTTAGCCGAAGAACGTGTTCCTGTGTAAAACGCTAAAGACGGCCCAAATTTTGGGCCGCGATTTGCGGCAACGGAGGTTCCGCTGTTTACCAACTGCCACAAACCTAGCCCCTCCATGCCAAACCAGTAAGTCGTCTGCATCTTCGTGCGCGGGTTCGCCAACTCTCGGCCGACCAAATCCCGAGTCATCAAACTCGCCGCACTATTCGCCGTCTGCGAAGGCGCAATGTTGCCCACGCCGTTTAGGGTGGCGTTGCCGTCGATGGTGACGTTGGTGGAGAAGGTTGTGGGGTTTGTAAAATAGTTGTTTGTAAAGGCGATATTCGCTGCGGTTAACGTGCCGTTGATGGTGACGTTTGTCTCAAAAGTGGCGGCGTTACTGACTCCGAGGGTTCCGGTGGCCGTGATGTTGCCGAATGTGACGGCGTTAGTTGTGCCGAGGCCGAGGTTCGTGCGGGTCGCTGCGGCGGCGGTGTTGGTGTTAAAGCTAATGCCGCTAGACGATACAATTACAGTGGTACCAAAAGCTGCCGTTTCGGCGTCTAATTCATTTACCGTGATATCATCAAAAATACTTGTGGCCGAACTCGCGCTGTTTGTCACAATTAAACCATCGCCTCCGCCACTTGATAGATTGATTTTAACTGTGCGAAACTCCACATGGTTAGTCGTCCCAAGGCCGATGGCCGTAGCCGCCGCAGCAGCATTTGTTGCCGTGAGCACCGCACGTCCGGTCGCCGTGGCGTCCGTGATATTGACCGAGGTCGGCGGGTTGTCGATCTGGCCGTAGGCGGTGCCGGCGGCCAGCAGTAAAATGGTGAGCAGGCGGTTCATTTTTAGATTCCTTCTTTGGCGACGAAGTCCTTGGCAGTGCTGCTGCAACGCAAAAACACTCGTTGCGATGGCACCCAGGCTGAATTAAACGTCACGCTGCCGCCGGGCTGCACTTGGATGCCGTTGAGTTCCGTGGCTGCTTCTCCGAAGTTGATGCGCATGAGCGTGTCGCTGATGTTCTGGAACACCAGATAGGTGCGCGACTCGTTGGCCGGCATGACCGACTGCACTCCGAGGGCGGCAGTGGTAACGGCGGTTTCGGTGCTGTGATCCAGCACATTGCCGGTGGATGGTTTAGTTTTTACGTTAGGGAATGCCATAGGTTTTAGTAGTTGGTTAGTATTGCGAGACCTGCGCGGACCACCGGCGGGTTTGCTTTTGCTGGAAGGTGAATTTCTCGGTCTCCTTGACGATGCTCAGTTCGGCCCGGCCATACATGACCTGCGCTTTGTCGATTTGTCCGTCCTCGGTCAAAAGGTCGCCGGTGAGGGAGAATTTGAGGTAGTCGGCCAAAATCTGCGGGACCGTCTGCGCGAGGGCCGTGGCGAGCACGGTCGATATGACCGTGGCGGGCAGCCGGAAGCGAACGTAGATGGTGTCGGGGCAGTCGCTCGGCAGGCGGATCTTGTCTAAGTCGAGGGAGAAGTGGATCTCGCGGGGGGCGGCGTGGGTGTGCGGGTTGTCTTGGTAGACCGAGAACACATCGCCGATCTCGGGTTTGTCGACCTGCGCCAGATCAAGATAGATGTCCTCGTCCACGCCGGTCTGGGTGGTCCGCTCTTCGGTGCGCGTGAGGTCGGGCCAATCGTAAAATTCCCACGCATCCCGAAGGTGCGAAGAAAGGTTGTCCACCATGATCGTCTTGGTGGTCGTGGGCAGATTGTCGATGCTGCTGCCATCCAAGCCAGCGCGGCTGGCGGCGTTGGTCACGATGCTGGAGACGGTCACGGTTTTCATTACGCGGCCTCCTTGATCACGATGATCTGCGCGGCCTTCCCGGCGAAGGTGTAGTCGCTGTCGCGGTTGACGTTGCCAGCAGCCGACCGGACGTAGACGCCGGGCGAATGCCGGTTGTAGAGCGGGATGCCGGAACCAGCCAGAACACGCCAAGCCGAGCCAACCGGCGCCGAGGAATCCAGCGGCAGGTCAGCGTAGGTGCCCACCTCGCGGGCCAGCGGCGCGGTGGCCGATGGTGCGCTGGGAGCAAAGCCGCCGGTTAGAGCGTTGTAGGTCATACTATGGCGAGGCCAAGCGGGTCACGGTGGCCAGCGGCGTGTTATCCACGGTCGGCGGTTGGGTCACATAAGTGAAAGTCACATAGGCAACGATGGTGCCGGTGCTGCCGCCTTCACGGTAGGTCACGGTCTGGGCGTTGTTGGTCGCGCCGTGGTAGGTAAAGGCGATGTAGTCGTGCTGCGGGATGTTTAATCCGGCGACATTTCGGACGGCGACGTTGGGGGAAAAGGCCATAGGTTAAGCCGCTGCCTGCGGACCTCCGAGTTGTTGCTCCTGCGCCATCTGCTGGAGCGCGGGCTGCGCGCCGACCCGGCCGATGACGGCGTTTTGCGACTGCTGGAGCTGGAAGGTGAATGCCTGCATGCGGGCGTCCAACATGCGGCGGAAGATTTCGTCCTGCTGGTAGCGTTGGCTGACGGCGGGGTTGCTTTGGATGATTTGCTGGAGAGTCTGCAAGCGGACTTGGGCGTTTTGGCCGCCCTCTTTCATTGGGGGCTCGGTGCCGGCGGCGATCTTGGCAAAGGCGCCCTGCTCGTCTTCGATCTCCTGCTGGGTCGCGGCGCCGATGTCTTGGACCAGCATGCTCGCCATGTTGGGATCGACGGCTTGGAACATGTATTTGATGAGGCCAACGCGGTCGATGACGCCGAATGAATCCATCGGGACGAGGATCTTGGCGAGGTAGTTCAACTTGGCGCCGAGGGCTTCGGCATCGAGCATGCGGGCGTCGAATTCGGCGGTTATGTCAAACCTGCCGCGGATGTCCTGCGGGCTGGCGTTAAAGGGGAGCTGGTTGCCGGTCACCCGGGCGACTTCCTCCGGCGACATATACTGCTGCGCAAGGGCCATCGTCTGGACAACGCAGAGCTTCATGTCGAGGAGCCAGGTGTCGATTAGCTCTTGGGTGTGCAGCATGGCGAGCTGGGGCGGGACGCCTTGGGACATGCGGCCGAAGTAATTGTCCACGTCCAGCCGGGTGGCGGCTTCAACTTCGATGCTGCCCTGGCTGACCCGCGGGGGCTCCATGAAGCTGACCTCACCTTGCCTCCGCTCGGGGATCTGGACGCCGGGGCCGAGGACGAGGTCGAACTTGCCGCGGTTGGCCGGCACGCGCACTGGGGGGAGCACGCTGAGGCTGGCGGCGTCTACGCGGAAGTCGCGCTGGGTCTTGATCTCGTTCTGAGCCGTCTGGCAGATCTCCGGCACGCCGCGGGACTCGAGGAGCGGGCGGGTGGTGCGCTCGCGGGCTAGCTCGACAAAAGGATAAAGGCCGTGGGCGTAGGGCAGGATCTCATGGCTGGCGACCGTGTCAGGGACGTGGAAGGACATGATGCTGCGCGTCACGCGGACGGCGCCGGTCTTCTCGTCGATCTCTTTTCTGTAAACGTGCCAAACTTCTACCATGTCGCGCAGCTGCTCGTAGAGGTATTGGTCGGTGCGGTGCAGGTTTGCCGTGATCCGGCGCATCTCGCCCTTGTGCTTGCTGGTGCGCTCAACCCAGTCCTCGTCCCAGCCTTCGATCATGCCGCGCTCGCGCAGTTCAACCTCGGTGAGCAGTTCCCGGCGGGCCACGAAGGCAGCGCGCTGCAGGCTGAAGGTCTGGATTGGGAAGATGATGTCCTCGAAGGCTTCCAGGGCGGTCCACACCGGCTTGTTCTCAAAAATATAAGGGCTGTCCCACTCGACGACACCCTTCTCGCGCAGCTCGCGCACCTTGGCCGGCTTGCCGAGTTCCGGCACGATCTCACCGAGCAGCTGGGCGGCGAGTTCTTCCTGCAGAGGATCAAGGACAACCTCGATGAGGGCTTGGATGTTGGCCGCCTGCTCGGGGTCTTGCTGCGCCGCGGCCTCAAGCATACCCATGGCGTCGTCCAGCGTGAAGGTCTTGACCTCGGTGCGGGTGGTGGTCTGCCAGTCGATGGCCATGACGGCGAGGCCGTAGGTTTCCCGAAACTCAGCGGCTAGGCGGACCTCGCGCTGGAGGTCAGAGAGGCAATGCTGAAAGAGGAGCCATTTGAGCACAGCCTCCGCGGCGTTGCGCTTGTCGATGTCCATGCTTTCGACCGGCTGGACCTGCACGCGGGACTTGAAGAACGCGGAGGTCAGCATGGCGACGTGGTCGCGGACGATGTTGTCGCTGAGGAAGATCTTACAGTCGCTTGAGCCGTCCCAAGGGAATGGCTGGGCGCCGAGGCTGCCCTTGCGCTTGCGGCCGTCTTCGTTTTGCCCGGGCCAGATGCAGTAGCGGGTGTTCCAATTGCGCAGCTTGCGCTGGATGTAGGTGCTGGCGTCGCTGTCAGCCTGCTCAACCTCGCCGAGGATTTCTACGATCTTGTCGCGGTCGATGGGTTTCAAGGGACGAGGATGGTGGTGTTGCGGGGTGTGTATTTAACGACCGTCTCGGGGTTCTTCTTCTTGAACCAATCGCGGAATCCCTTGTCCTGCCAGCAGCCGGGGTTGGTGCCGTGCCAAGCCCAGTAAGCGTCGGCGTCGATGCTCATCTCGCGGACGCCGATGCCTTCAATGGCGCAGTTCTCTAGACGGGCGTTGGCCTGGGCAATGCGTTGCTGGCGCGTGGCCGCTAGGACAGCGTCCGCATGCCAGCCGCGCAGCAATTCCTCCTTGACGAGGTGCTGCATCTCATCGCCCAAATCGGCGACAAGATCGCTCCAAAGTGTTTCAGCCATCCTAACTGCTGCGGCCCCCGGAGGAGCCGCAGAGTGTTAGAACAGTCTTAGATCGCGGACAGGGAAACGATCTGCAGATAGACATGCAGCTCGCCCTGAGTGTGATCGGCCAAGCTGTCGCCCGCCGTGCAGGCGAAGGCGGCTTGGATGTATTTCGGCGAGGCGGAAGTGCCTGCGGCGAACACATAGGGGACCGTGGCTTCAACTTTGTAATCGACCACGGTGCCGCCCGGGTTCAGCTCTTGCGAGGTGATGAACTCGTCAGCGTCAGCTACCGTGTCGTTGTGGCCAACCTCAACGGTGGTCGAGATGGTCGCAGCGTCAGAGCTGTCGAAGTCGGTAACAACCTTGGTTGCGGCGGACTTGACAACCGTGCCGGCGACAACCGGGATGAGGTTGATGGTCTGCGCAGCGTCGGTGTCGGTGAGGTCGTCGTGCGTGACGATAACCTTGTGGGTAAAGCCGGTGGCGGCTTTGGTTTCAGCGGGGAGTTCGTATGTTTTCATTGAATTATATTCTCTGGTTTACGACTAGGAAGTCGCGGCGAACTTGGCCAAGCCTTTGGGGTTCATGCAGACGAGCGCGGCGATTGCATCGACGAGCGCACGTTTACCACCGCCCATGTCTTCCAACTCTTGGAAGCGGGGGCGACGGCCGTAACGGAGTTCGATCATGTCGGCGCTGAGGACATAGCCGCGGCGAAGCTGCGAGGCTTCGGCTTGGTCCTTGGCCAAGAACAGCGAGGGCACGATGTCGAGCACACCGAAGTCGCCGTGGAAGCTGTCGATGGACGCCACAATCTTCTTCGACTCGGCGGACTGGCTGAAGGTGCGGATCGAGAGACCGGCCTTGTGGTCAGTTCCACCCGCGAAGCGAGTGAAGTTAGTGAAGGCGCGCTTCAGTTCGGGACCGCAGACGAGCATCATGCTGCTCATGGTGCCGGTGACTTGGTACATGCTCTGCAGCACGGCCTGCACTTCGGTCTCGATGAGGGAGGCGGTGGCGGTCGTGTTGATGCTGGCGGCCGGCGTGCGGAACGCGGCAGGGACCGGGAGGTCAGTTTGCGCACTGTTGCTGATCCAACTGCCGAGACCGCGTGTGCGGTATGGGTTGGTGCTGGCCTGCTCTTGGCTGTCGCGGTCGGAACAGACGGCGGACTCAATGTCGCGCTTCAGTTCGACGAGGCTCTTGGAAACGCTGTGCGCAAACGCTTTGTTCTTGCCGATGCCGGCGATGTCGGAGATCTGCGTGAAGTCATCAACCTTGATTGAGCGGCGGAACTTCATCGCGCGGCCCGAAAGCAATGCGCGGGTGGAAGAGGCGTCGTCAAACGTGGCAACGTCGGCGTTGGTGAGCACGCCGTCAAAGGACGGGTCTTTGTACTCATCGGCCTGCCAGGAGAAAACTCCGGGATTAGTGATGTCGGCGCCTTTGCGGGCGGTCGAGGTGACTGGGGTGTTTTTGTTATCAACAATGCTGATAACGTCCGCGAGGTCTTCGCGAAGTCCCGAGAAATTCGGGAATACTGTGCCTTGTGACATGATTGGTTGGTCTTTCTTGTTAGGGTTTCCTTACAAGAGCGCCGCGGAAACAAATGACTCAATGTCTTCCATCGAATCTCCCGTCAGTGCTCTCATCGCGCCTTTGGCGCTTTTGCTACTGGTGGAAGATTTCGTTGCGCTGACCGGCTTGGCGGGAGTGGGCGTTTTGGCGATTTCCTTCGACGAAGAGACTTTCTGTGCGGCCTTGGCCTTCGCGGCTTGAGCACCTTGCTTGGCCATGAGTGTCTGCTCTCCGAGAAGAGCAAGACCGACCCAGTATTCAGCCTGCGGGAGCTTCAGCAGCTCCGGCGCCTGCCTAACCGTGGCGGTGAACGCCTGGTGCATCTGGGTGCCTTTTTTGAAGATGTCTGGGAACAGGGACTTGGCGGATTCAAGCGCCGGCTGGCGTTGGGCAAGCCATTGCTGGCGGGCCGGCACGTACAGCGTAAGCACATCGTCGCTTTTTATGAGGTAGTCTTTGACCTGGTCGGCATCGAGGTAGACCTCTGTGCCGTCTGGGCGTTTGACTGTGGCGCCGTCCGTATTGCGCAGAGCCCATCGGCGGACCTCTTGGGCGGACTTGATTTTAGCATCAAGCGCCTCCTGCGTGTCCACGTCGGCCAGCGGGTTGTCGGCCGTGGGGGAGAGCACCGGGCGAGCGGCTTCATTGAGCTGCGCTTCGTATTCGGCGACCTTGGCCTTGGCCTCTTCCGCTTCAGCGGCTAGGGCGGTGGCTTTCTCCTCGGCGGACTTCCGGGCGGCGGTCAGCTTGTCGATGCGTCGCTGGACTTTCTCCCGCGGGACATCTTCGGCTTCCTCGTCCTGTTCTTCCTCGGCTTCTTCGGCCTCGGAAACATCTTCAGCCGGATCTTCAGTCTCCGGCTTGTCTTCTTCGTCTTGTGAAAGATCGCTATCGCTTTCTGATGCTTCGCTGTTGTCTGCCTTTGCCGGCTCGGGTGAAAAACCCAAGTCGCCTAGTGCGGACGACAAAACATCAACTTCTCCTGCCGATTGATCGGCAACCGTAACTTCCTCCATGGTCTAAACCTCCCAAGATGGTGCCAGGGTGAACGTCACCAAGACCGACCGACTAAAACAAACCACAGCCCCGACACAGCGGGGCACTCCTTAATCGATAACCTGATTATGCGGCATAGCTGAACATTTGTCCAGCACTTATTTCGCTGGATAGAAAAGGCACTACTTGTGCGCAAGTGTTGCGCGAAAGATGCTTTTGGGATCTTTGGGGGGAATGATGCGCATTGCTTGCAAATGGCTTCCGAGGACATTTGGCGAGAATGGCTTAAAGGGTATGCTGTTTGTGCTGGCGGCCGGAGATCGACTGAGAGTTCATCTGGGGGTTGTAAATCAAACAGCGGATTGCTGGTGTAGCGCGAAGACTACACCAGACCGGTGTAGCGTTGCGTTCCCGAGCGGGATGTCGGCTATACCCGACATGGTATAAAGCGGTCGGGCGGCGGCTTTTTATACCCGAGCTGGAACCTACAGCTTCGCCGCCTCGGCCCTGCGCTGCTCAAGGTCGTCCCACAGCTCCTGCAAGGCATTCAGCTGGCCAGCGGCGTGGGCGACAAAGCCCGGCTCCTTCGCTGTCGCCATGGCGCTGACCAGCAAAACGGCATCGGCGATGCGGTCTTGGAGGGCGAGCATGACGGCCAGCCACGCAGCCGGCGCCTGCTCCCGCGGGAAGGCCAGCGCGGCGGACGTGTCGAAATCCTCGGGGTTTTTATACATGTCCATGACGACATGTTTACGGCGTGTACATATGTTGATCTGCATAGTTTTGGGTTAGTAGTTAAAGTGTGGCTTGAACTATCGTGAAATTCGTATGCTGCGGAGCAGCTTGTCGGCGTTGATGACAAACGGCGCGCAGTCAATGCAGCACGGCCCCAGCTGCGGATCGCGGAGCCACTTGGGCGTAAGGGGCTGCTCACAGACCTGGCACAGCGGGTGGCCGCCCGGGGCGACCTTCCGGTCGTCCGGCGGTGGTGGCGGTGGTTGTCTGCGGTCGAGGGTTGTCATCGCTTCCCAAAGATTTGCGAGAAGAAATCAGCACCTCCGGATGTCGGCATTGACCGCGCTACGTTGTATCCGTGGTTCCACGCCTTGTCGTAGACCGCATCGAAAAACTTGCGCATGCTCTTGGGTGTAAAGTGGGGATCTTCCAGCAGGCGCGGGTTTTTGCGCGTTAGCTCGCTCCAAAAGTATTCCTTGTCGCTCACGCTACCACTTCACCTTGTCCGCCATCTTGGCTTTGTCGGTTTTCATAATTTAGTAGCTGCCGCCTCCGCGGGACTTCATGCTGCCGCCGTCGATGAACATCGCGTCGGAAAGGCAAATGTAGCGCAGCACGTCGATGGGATCTTTGGTCGGCGCCTTCTTGCCGTCCGCTCCGGTATAGGTCTGCAGCGCATAGATCGTGTTCTTGCAGTTCTCCGAGATGTAGAGCCGTGGCTGGTTGCGCGCGTCCACCGGCTGGTCCGGATTGTATGACAGCATGTCGTTAATCATCCCAACACCCTCGTCGATGGAGTCGCCCGGCGTGGCCGTGAAGAACATGTCCAAGGACGCCATCTCATCGATGAGCGTGGTCGGCGCCTCCTTGCCGAGCGTCTTCGAATGGCCATAGCGGCTGTCCATCCACCGCTCGAAGATGGGCTCGCCGGCCTCAACGCGCAGGATCTCGTCTTTGTAGCGCTCAAGGCCGAAGCCGAAGTCCTGCATGGCGGGACCGGGGCGGCCGTCCATGCGTTTGCCATCGGGCAGCGCCCACTCGCCGGCGTAGCCAATGCCTTCAATGTATTCGGTCTGGCTGGGCCACTCGCGGTAGACGATGGTGCGGCCCGCGGGGTCAAAGACGGTCCAGAGCATGAACCAGTTCTTGCCGGACGCCGGATCGACCCAGTGATAGCGGGTGCCGTTCGGTATTTCTGAATGGCGAATGACGTGCACCTTGGGATTGAACAGCGGAAAGCGGCCGGCGATGGCTTTGGTGGGCACACCGTAGGCGCGGGTGAGGATTTTCTCCCGGGTCTCAGACTGCAGCTCGCGCTTCATGCGGGACCATCCGGCCCAAGGGTTTGACTGCGTGTGAAAGTAGAGAACTGGGCGGCCCTTGGGGTTGATCTGCTCGATGGGCACCTGCTCGTGGCCAATGACCTTGCCGTCTGCGTCTTTCCGCGGGAGAAGCTCGGCGTCGATCTCCTCCACGTTCTTGGCGCCGTTGAGGTAGTCGGCGACCGTGGGCGACCAGCCCTGCACCGGGGTGAAGGTCACGGCGAGCTTGCCGTTGCGGTCAACGAGGCGGAACCGGAGGGTTTCCAAAACATCAAGCGGCACCAACTCATCGCACCAGCACGCATCAATCTCGCCGCCTTCAATGGTGGACGGATCTTGGGCGTAATTGCGGAAGATGCAGACCGCCTGGTTGGGCGCGACAAACTTGGCCTCGGTAAAACCGCCCTTAACGCTGTAGGTGATGTTGGTGACCTGTCCCTTGCGCGCATTACGCCACTCCGGCGGCATGTACTTCCAGATTCGGGGCTGCTGCAACTCGATGGAGTTTGGCGCCGTGGTTTGGAAGCACCAGACGACCGATCCGGGCTTGGAATACATGGTCTTGATGACTTCTTTCGCCGCCCATTCGGTTTTGCCGCTGCGATTTCCGCCCATGACAAGCAACTCGCGGTGTTTTTCCAGTAGTTCGGACGCGCGGCGCCACACGGGAGGGATGAAACCGTGACGGAATGGGTCATTGGACTCGCGGGCGATTAATTCCTCGCGCTTTTTGAGGTACGCCCAGCCCTCCTCGGCTCCTAATGAAGCGAGATAGTCATAGTCAACCTGCATCACGGGATGCGGAGCTGGCGTAAAGCGGGATTGGTGGGCGTTTTCCAAAGTAATTAGGACGCCGAGCCGGTGCCCTGCGCCGGGCCAGCTTCCCCAAGCTGTTGTTGAGCCGTCTCGGCGTCCCAAGGTTGCTTCCCAACGATGTCCATCGTCGGGTTTTCTAAAACTGTCACTTGATCCGACCGGAAGTGCCGGATCTTGCCGCCGTCCTCGAGGACAACGGCGAAAATGTCATTCGACAGCGGGCCGCCAGACTCAACGTAGAGCAGGCTGCCGTAGCCGACCGGTGTCTCCACTGGGACAATGCGCTGGAATTCGTGGATCATTAAAAATGTGACGGCGCGGAGGTTCGCTGCAGGCGCCTCCGCTCGCTCACACCACATGCTCTCGGCCGCCACACCACATCGCAGGCCGCTGCAGAGCGTTTGATGCCGTCAGATAAATTCATCGGCGCGCTTTCTTCGCTGCCATTTCGGCACACAGAGCGTCGGCCTTTTTCTTGGCCGACTTGGCGACCATCGTGGCGCGCAGACCCTTGAGACGCATGATCTCGTTGTCGATGGCCTCAATCTCGGGTGTCATCGTTTTATATTTTTCCATAAAGTCAGGGTTGGCCGGCGACGCAAATATAAAGGAATCCGAAATTCGCGAAGCTGTAGCCAAGGAAGGCGACGGAAAGACCGACGTTGCCCTCGCGGTAGAAGCCGGCGGCCGTCACCAGGTAACAGACGGTCGTGATGAGGAGGGGCGTGAAGGTCATTGGTCCCATCCTTCCCGCAGGTGCCCAAAGTCTCGCGGCTCCGTAACCTCGATGCCGCCGGTGCCGCACACGCCGCACCGCCCGATATGGTAGGTGGCCACGGACCTGCCCTCGGGGCGCTTGCCGTGCAGACGGCCGCACCGATTGCATATCCAGTCGGGATACTGTTTGGGTTTCATCATAAAAATTCCGTCCCAGTTGCGGCGAAAGAGGGTGCCATTCACCGCACGCGGGGTATCGCCTTTGCCGCTCATTTCTTTACGTCCTCCCAGAATACCTGCCGGTAGTGCTCCTCGATTTTCGCCACGTTCTCCAAGGCACCGGGCTCGGCAACGATGCTTTTAAGATCCCAAGACATAGGCATGTGCTTGAGACGGTTGCGGGCTTCGCGGCGGACCTCGCTGGGCACCCGCTTGATCTTACCGGGCACGCACAGCTCCGACAGGAAGTGTCGGGCTTGCGCGATGGCTCGGGCTTGTTCAAGCGGGGTGCTCATGGTTGGTTTTTCGGTTTCTTGTTGAGGCGAAGCCACGCTTCGCGGAAAAGGTATTGCTGGATATAAGCGCCGGTCTCTTCGTCGTTGCTCTCGATGTGACGGAGGACGTGGGCCGTGACGTGGTAGAGTTCATGCACAAGCGAGCCGATGTCTGTGGCGTCCTCGATCCAGACAACGGCGTGCGAGTTGAAGCACATGGCCCAGGCGGCGTCGCCTTCGTCCGGGGCGTTCTCCGGATCGTTGGGGTCAAGCTGAAGAAGCGCCACGCACCGCCGCAACGCCGTGCTCTGAGGGGTGCCGCAAAAGAACTCAACGGCTAGGCCGAAAGTCTGTTCGCGCACGGTGAAGCGGCGGGCGAGGCGTTTCATGCTAGGCGGCTTTCTTGAGGCGCGAGTTTGCGTAGTGCAGGAACAACCGCGCCTTGAAGACTTCCCAGTACGGCTCGGCGCTGAACATCCAGGCGATCTCAAAGTCATCTGGGCTCTCCTTGCCGATGCGGACGATGCCGCGCCGCTGGATCTTCATGTCGGGCCGGTTCTCGTTCCACAGTTGCTCGTAGCCGGCGAGCTGCACCTTGTGGGCGCCCACGATGGCTTTGCTCGTCTTCCAGTCAAGAAGGACGATCTTGCCGTCGCGGTCGCGGCTCGGGGCGTCAATGGTGCCGCCGAAGAGGTAATCCTCGGAGACCAGCTGGACCTCGGGCTCAATGACCGTGAAGCCCTCCGCGTCCCACCACTTGCGGAAGTTGCCGAAGGCGATGTTGGCCTTCTCAATGTCCGCCGCGGAGAACTCGGCGAGGTCGGGTTCGTGATTGTGCAGGAAGCACTCGATCATGAAGTGGGCGGCCGTGCCGATGTCGGCCGCCTTGTCGCGGACCTTCCGGTAGTCTTGGCCTTCCATGCCGAGCTTCCATGCCCAATGGATCAGCCCGCTGGTGTCCTCGCCAATCTTGGCGATGGTTGAGGCACCAGGAACGTCGGTGCCGTCTTTCAACGGATACTTCTGGTGAGCGCGGGTCTTCTCAAGGCGGACGATTTTGCGTCCGTCCTCGGTGAAGCGGTCGGGCTCGGCGGGTTTAACCGCCTTGGCCTTGCGCGGAGCTGCCTTGCGTGGTGTTTTGGCAGGCATAGCGGTTACCAGCTGATCTCTTGGTCGTCGGTGCCGGTCTTGGTCGCGGGGGCTTTAGCCTCGCTCACGTCAAAGCCGTAGGCTTGCGCGCTGCCGCCGTCGCCCCAGGTGACGAGGTCGAGGACTTGGACCGCCTTCGGCTGCAGGGTGATGCCAGCGCCGAGGGACGCGGTGTACCAGCAGTAGGGAACTACGGCGACTTTGATTTTGGACCCGCCGCCGATGTTGTCGGTGATGGGCTGGCCGTCTGATCCGAAGAGCTTCGGCTGGCGGCTGAAGGTTTCGCCCTCCTTGTTCTTGCCCATGGCCTTGACCTTGAGCTTGAGCTGGGTCATGCCGTCGTTGTCTTCCCACGGCGCAGCATGGAGCTTGAGCTTGTCCTTCTTCAGTTCGCGCTTCTTGTCGTCGAGGAACTCGGCGAAGAGGGCTTCGATTTGTTTGATGAACGGCTCGGCGTCCTCGGAGGACATTTCGAGGTTCACTTTGTAGACGCCAATCTCGTCAAACTTGGTGTCGGCGCGATTGAGGCTGGGATAGCGGGCGATGCCCACGGGTGTCGTGATGGTTTTTGTTGCCATGATGTTATTTGGTTTGTGGTTGTGTTGTTGTTGGTACTAAGAAATCGGAGCGTCGAAGAATGGTGAGGAAGTCGGCCGCGCGGAGGGTGATGAGCCAGTCCTCGCCGGTGCGCTTGTGGGCAACGACCGGGAACAACTTGTCCTTGGCGTCGCGGATGGCCTGGGCGATCCAGTCTTTGACCTTGGTGACTTGGCAAAACTTGACCTCCCAGTGGATGTCCGGCAGGCAGGGGCAGACGACATCGGGGGAATCGCCGAGGCCCGAGAACTGCTGGCCGCGGCGGATGCCGGAGTCGCCGAATGCTTCGCGTAGTTGGTCGCGCCACATGCGTTCTCCGCGGGCTCCTTTTGCGCGGGAGTTCATTTGTAGAAGACCTCCTGCACTTGGCGCGATGGTGCGTAGACGGAGTCGCCGCCGTCTGTGGTGCGGCCCCCGAGGGCGGCGTCTTGAAAGCGCGTGAGGCGCGGACGCCAGATCAGATTGACCTTGCCGGTGGCGCCGGCCCGATGTTTCGCAATGTGCAACTCGGCGTCTTGGGGATCGGGCTCAGTTTCTTGGTCCGCGGCGTAATACGCGGGGCGGTGGAGGAGAAGCACCAGGTCGGCGTCCTGCTCGATGCTGCCGGACTCCCGGAGGTCGGACATCTTGGGGCGATTATCGCTGCGGTCTTCGCTCTTGCGGTTGACTTGCGCGGCGGCGATGACCGGGACGCCCAACTCCATGGCCATGGCTTTGAGGCCGCGGGAGACGAAGCCGACCTCGTTCTCGCGGCTTTGGGCGCCGACATGCGAGACGAGCTGCAGGTAGTCAACGAAGATGGCTTTGACGCCCCAGCGGCGGACGGCCAAGCGGGCACGGCCGCGGATGTCGAGCATGGTTAAGCCTCCGCGGTCATCCACGTATAAGGGCTCGCTGGCGAACTGGTCGGCGGCCTCGGTGATGCGGAGCTTCGATGCGTGGTCGAGGAAGCCGTTGCGAATGACTTCAATGTTGGTCTCCGCGCGCCCGAGGACGACGCGGCAGCCCAGTTCGTTGGCGGGCATCTCAAGGCTGAAATAGAGGGCAGGTACGCCGCGGCGGGCCATGTTTTCGCACATGTTGAGCATGAACGCGGATTTGCCCATCGCGGGACGGCCGGCGATGATGGTGAGCTGGCCTGGGCGCAGACCGCCGGTCATGAAATCGAAGGCTTTGAACCCGGTTTCAACGCCGAGCTTCTGCCCCGGGGTCATGAGTTTTTCCAACTCGTCAAGCAAGCCAGGCACGATGGCGCTGGCGGGGCGCATGCTGTCCGTGGATTGCCCGAGGGAGAGCGACAAGACGGACTCTCCGGCGTCCTGCAGCACGTCGTCGGCGGGTTGGGAAAGGTCACTGGCGGCAGACTGCAGGCGGCCGGCGGCAGTAAGGATCGCGCGGCGGGCGCGGAGGTCGCGGAGGGTCTGCACATGGTACTCCACTGCGGCGGGACCGCCGGCGGTGTGCGAGACCATGTCGGTGACGGCGCCGGCACCGCCGACAAACTCAAGGCGGTCGTGGCTGGCGAGCACCTGCGTGACGGCCACAATGTTCGGCACGCCGCCAGCCGCGCGGATGTCGCGGATGACGCCGAAGACCTGCGCGTTGGCGGGGGTGAAGAAAAGGTCGGCGTTCAGACCGGCGATCTCGTCGATCATGTTGGGCTCGCTCATCAAAGCGCCCAGGACGGCGGATTCGACCTCGGGGGAGTTTGGTGTGACTTGCTTTTTCATGTTAGGCTGCGCCTCCGTCGTTATTTTCCAAGATCGCTATGACAATCATGGCCAGCACAATCAGCAGCAGGTAGGTTGTCAGCAGTGCGTTCATCGCGTTTCCTCCGCAGCTCTGCGCGGCGCTTCAACCAGCGCTCGCACGCGGCGTCCACTATGGGGATGCTTTCTTCGGTGAATGGGTCGAGCCATAGGTGTGGTGCGGTTTCCGGTTGTGGTAGGTCGGCGAATTTTTCCATGGCACTAAAGGGACTGCGTGTGGTGTGCCGCGGTGTGTCCATGAGTGTCCCAAACCGTCCACGTCATGGCAAGAGTTTTTCTGCGGGCAGATCAAGATTTTCCGGGTCGGTCACGAGCAGGGCTTCGTGCTTCTCTTGGGCGGCCGCGGGGGTCAGCGCGGCGCAGCCTTGGAGGGCTTGCCGGAGCAGCCGGCGATGGCTCTTGAGGTCGGCGATCTTGGATTCCAAATCGCGGATCTTGATGGACTGAATGCTGGACTCCGCCTGGGCGGGGCCGAAGTTGATTTGGCCGAGCATTACGCGGCCCTCCTGCGCTTCTCCGTCGCTCCGTGGCCGTAGAGCCAGGCGGACTTGCGGAAGGTCGGCTCGGTGATGATGCCGCGGGAGGCCAAGAAGCGGTCGCAGGCTGCGTGGACTTCGAGGTGGCGTATGTAGGGGCAGCCCGGGGTGCCGTCTTCGATGACCTCCGTCTTGCCGTTTTTGGTCATCATTGTAGTTCCTCCTTGAGGCTGATCTTTTCCCAGACATCTTGGAGGGCCATGAGGTTGGCGATGGTTTGCTCAAAGAGGTCGTCGATGGCCTCCGCGTTGATCGTGGGACGGCCGTTCTCGCGGGTGACCGCGGGGAGCTTTTTCTTGGTGGTTGCTTTGGTTTTCATATAGGTGGTCAAATGTACAGTAGGGGGTGGGACATTGGCTGTCTTAGGCTACAAGGGGTTTTGATTTGCGGTTAGGGCTTCTGCGACCTCGTCAAGGAGGTTCCAGTTGCCGGGCTGGCGGTGGCGGTCAGGGCTGTAGCGGACGGACTGCCGGTTGCGAACATGTTCAAACGACCAGAAAACGAACTGGTTGCGGTCCGGCAGGTAGGCAGCGAGGACATCGAAGTCGCCGGCAGCGTAAGGCCGGGTGGTTTCGCCGCCGCCGCGCTTGGTGCCGATGAGGTAGTCGCCGCGGTCGGTCAGCCTAGCCGTCTTGACCTGTACGGTCAGCCTAAAGGCTCCCCGGACGAGCACCCAGTCGGCGGTGTGGTCGTGGCCAAACGCCTTGAACGTCTCCCAGTCGTAGACGATGCAGCCGGCGATGAAGAGGGCTTCGGTGAGGTCGCCGCGGCGGCAGTTTGATAGGCTGCGGGCGGCAGCTTCGGGCACCGGGGCGTTGAAGCCCTCGCAGATGGCGAAGATTGCCTGGGTCATGCGGCTCCCTTCATGCGGTCAGCTTGCAGGGCTTCCAGGGCGAGCATGCGGCGTTCGGCCTCGGAGGGCTGCACGGGTCCGGTGCGGGGGATGTGGAGGACTTTGGGGGCGTCCTTGAGGCTGTCGAGGAAGACGCCGCGCCAGCCGTGCTTGACGGACTTGCGGAGGGCTTCGACGGCGTTGGCCTCGTTGACGGCGGCCAGATCGGCGACAATGCGCTGGGCGGCGGTTGGGGTTAGGGGAGCCTTGATCTCTCGGCGGTGTTGGGCAAACTCGGCCCAGGCATTGGCGAGGCCGGCGCCGTGGGGCAGGGAAATGGTGGCGGGGTCGAACTTGGGCGGCTTTGGACGCGGAACTGCTACAGGGGAAGAAGAAGGGAGCGAAGGCTGCGAAGCGGCCGGAGCGGGCGCGTCAGCGTCATTACTCTTTCTTAATGTTGTCTTATAGTTGGGGTGACGCAGCGTCACCTGTACAGAGGACGCTGTGTCACCTGTACAAGGGACGCTGTGTCCTAGATGACGCTCTGTCACCGGTGACGCTGCGTCACCCATACCGGTAAACTGATAGACGGCAGCCATGCGCATACCGTTCTTGATGCGTGCCGTATTGACCCTGCTGATGTAGCCGCCGGCGATCAGCCGGTTGAGAATGTCAGTGATGCGCCGGGTGCTGATGCCGGTCATTTCGTGGAGCTTGTTGCGGCTGGCAAAGACGCCGCGGTCCTTGGCTAGGTCTGCCAGGGCGACCAAGACAAACTTGTCGCGGGTTGGCAGCTTCTGCGCGTAGGCGTATTCGCGCTCCGGTTTTTGGCGCTTTGGTTCCACTAGCTGCGCCTCCCAAATTTGTTCCGGTGGGCGCCCTTGGGGCCATCGAACTCGAGGACGCCGTCCGGGCGCACCCGCGCAAATCGAACCTTCATGCGGTCGTTGGTTCGCCAGTCCTTCTTCTCTTGGACATAGGTGACCGCGGGGCCGTCGAAGCTGGGGGGCAGGATGAAGAGCATCTTGGGGTGGGGGCAGGACTTCGCCGAGACGGCCGCGGTGACTTCCTCGCCCACGGCGTAGGGGGCGCCGGGAGGCTTGGGCGTGGCATCTTGGGCTGCTGCGGGTGGGGGCTCTGGGGCGGCTTCGGGTTGCGGGCTAGGTTGCCCCCTGAGGGTGTCGGTGGCTTTTTTGATTAGTTCGTTGATCATAAGGGGCAGGTGGTTGTGCTGTGGATGGTTAGGGGCAGGTGGAGTTGGGGCTCAGTGAGTTTGGCGCCCTTGCTCATGTTTTTGCGTGGCGCCAAAGGGCGCATGTTCTGCCAGTTGCAGGCGACTTTGAGTTGCTCTGGATTGGCAAGATCCAAGGCGGCGAGGGGAACAATGTGATCGATGTGAAAACTGCCAGGGTTATCCCACGACATCTTGCCCTTAAACTGCCGCTCAATGTGCTGGCGCAGGAAGTCAAAGGAACAGCCGATTAGTTCCTCGGTGCGGCCGGTCTTGGAGGCGCCGCCCTTTTGGATGGCTTGGTAAACGCGAGCGCGGACCTTGTAGGCCAATGCAAACTGTGGGTCTTGGGCGTAGCGGCGCTTGACGTATGCCTTGGCAAGTTTATTCCGCCGGCCGGGATTGCGCGCAGCCCACTGGCGCTGCAGTTCCTTACATCTTTCTTGGTTGTTTTGCTGCCATCTGCGCGTCCTTTCGCGAATCTTGGCCACCCATGCGGGGTCATGCTTTAAGCGCTGATATCTATTTATTTCCGCTGCCCTTTTCTTTTCTGCAACTCCTGGGCGCTGCCTGTATTTCTTGGAGTAAGCGCGCCGCCGCTCTTTGTTCTCTGGCTTCTGCCGGCCGATCTTGGCGCGCTCCCTTCCCCGCTCAGACTGCGCCCACCTCTTCGTGGCTTGCGCCCGGTCCACGGCCCGTGCCTTAAACGCCTCTCCGTTCATATATCGGGCGGCAACCAGCTTTTTCCATTCGCGCTGTGCGGCGTATCTCTGTAACGGCATCCAGCGCTCTCTGACATGAACACTGCCATCAACCCTCCTGTCGCGTTCGTAGCACCAGAAAATCGTTCCATCAGAAGGGTTTACATCGCCTCTTCGGAATCGTTTTTCTTTGGACAGTGTCGGAGCCGAATCGGTGGGGGTGTTTGAAGAAATTGAGAACACGCAACCCCCTCCCCCCCCATCCGACAGAGGAACATGCGTTGTGATGTTTAATTCTGAGTCATTATACATGATGGATCTTGTCTTTAGTTATAGTGTAAGTCGTTGCTAATCAAGGGTGATAATGTCACGATTGGTCACTATCGGTGCTGGAGGTAGGCTCGGCGTCTCTGTTTGTGGCGGCCGCTCCTGACCCTCGACCGGTATAAACGCCACATCCACGACCTCAGAGCCCTTCCGCAGGCCAGCCACGAATGTGATCCACTCGTCAGCCGCTGGGGCCAGCACGTGTTCAACCCGCTGTGTTGCACCGCCGGACAGCAGCTCTGCCTTCTCGCTTGCCACAGCCGACATGATGACTAGGCCGTGGTCCTTCATATCCGGCACGCGGTCAAGAAGTTCTGCCGTGCCGACAGCCGCGAGGGTTTTCCAATTGTTGGCAGCCGTCTGGCGGGCCTTGTCTAGTGCCTCGGGACGGTTGCGGATGAGCGCAATGATGGTGTGGTAGGACGTGTTGTAGGCTCGGGCAATGCGCGTGGCTGGCATCCCTGAAACGTGCGCCGCGAGGATCTCAGCGACCTTGCCCGGGGGCACATCTTGGCCGGTGTGGCCCTGGACACTGACCAGTTCTTTGCCCTCGTCATCCTTGATGATCTTGACGCGGTGTCCGCCGGCCTTGGGCTTTGATCGTGTTTTAGGTCTCGCCATAAGGTTACCTCAAAATCCTCCCCTTGTGCCGCCTCAAGAGCGGCCTCACCGCTTCAACCCCCTGGTCCGTCTCGAAAATGTTTAGGTGCGGCCCCCTGACCGCCCTCGCAATCTTCTTCATGCCCATGTCCAGCAGCACGCCACTAAGCCACGGGTCACGGCTCTGGACATGCCAGTAGTCGCCGACTTGCCATGCGCATAAAGTGGACGTGCCGGGATTGGAACCCGGCGCGGGCTTAGGTTTGCGCTGCTGCACGGTGGCCACGTCCGAATGAGTTAAGCCAGCGAGTAGCAAGCGAACCGCTTGCCGTTGCGTCGCATCATCCGGCTCTGCACACGGATGCCGGCTTCGCGCATCTCCTCGATGCGTGCCGCCAGCCGCATGCACTTGAAGCGGGTGGAGGCTGACAGCGGCGTGATCCCGCGGCCGGTGCGCAGATAGCGCAGGATGCGGTTGGTCTGGTTCTTGGTGTTGGTGCTCATGGTTTGGTCTTGGTTAGTTTGCTAAAGATCCGCTGGCACATGGCCATCAGCGCATCCACAGGGATGCATGGGCGTGTGCCGTGGTAGTTGCGGGCGTGGAGTTGGCTTGGGACGGTCATGGCTGGTGCTCCATCAGCTCACTAACAAGAAGCCTAAACGCTCGCTCTGCGACGGCTGGCACAACGCCATTCCCGAGGAGTCGCAACTCGTCGGTGCGGTTGTCACAGGATTCACACAGCTGGGCATAGTCCAGCCCACAGGGAGACCCATCAACGTCTCGACCCAGCGGGGGTTCAGCCTGCCGCTCTGCCGTCTCTCCACCATGTTCTTCGCCTTGCGGGCTTCCCAAGATTCTGCTGACTCGTCTTGCTGCCACGGCGTCGGCGTTGCCCACTGCTTCTGATTCTCCAACATTGCTTTCACGTGCAGAAGGTTTGTGTGATTCCCTCCCTTCGCTTGGAACGGAGTTATACCGCTTTGTTTCCCATCCTGCATTGTTGGTGTCGGCCACTGCTTCTTTATCTCCTCCGCAAACACTTGATCCCCGGTAATGTGGTCGCGGGCTGTTGGGGTTCCGCATTTCGCTTCGGATGCTCGCGGGGTTCCCCACTGTTCTCGGCGGCTCCCATCCGTGCTGCTGCTCGCCTGGGCGGCTTGGCCAAACATCACACTCACTGCTTGCCCAAGCGTCTGCTCCGACATATTCGGTCGGCTCGGTGGGTGTGTTCCGGTTATAGAATCCTTCCAGTCCCTTGCATTCGCGGTAGGCCAAGATAAAGACCCGCTTCCTCTGGTGAGGCGCGCCGCATTCACGCGCTGACGCCACGCACCACGTCGGTCGGTAACCCAGTCCGACCAGGTCTTGCAAAACGTCGGGCAGCCCCAGCGAGATATGTCCTTCGACGTTTTCAAAGAAACAGACACCCGGTCGCATGAGAGCAATTCCGGCTGATATGTGAGGCCAGAGGTGTCTGGGATCTTCTTTGCCAAGCCGCTTTCCTGCTGTGCTGAAGGGCTGGCAGGGATAACCTCCAGAGAGGATGTCCACGCGGTCACGAAAGTCTGACCATGGGAAGGTTTTAAGGTCCGTCCAGATAGGCGCGCAGTCCAAGAGTCCCGCTTCCATCTTTGCGACCAGGTTCGCGCAGGCGAAGGCTTCGATCTCGCTAACAGCGATTGTGCGCAGATTTCGGATTGCTCGGTGGAGTCCGAGATCAATGCCTCCGTATCCGGCACAAAGGGAGACGTGTGTAACTGGCGAGGCAGAACCCACATGGCTCATGCGTCCTCCTCGTCGCCATCATCATAGGGATCGTAGGGCACGCCATAGGCCGCCATGCAGTCAGCCGAATGCGCCCGGCTGATGTCGGCCTCACGCTGTTCATCGTCGCACCGGTCGTCGTAGTCGGGGTCGATCATCGCCGGCCTCCAATCTTGTTGATTGCGTTGAGGGCGATGGAGCCGACGACGAGTAACCCGACGAGCGACATGAAGGTCGCATCGGTGAGGTAGCTAAGGACGTCCAGTGGTGTGGGTGTCATAGTTGTGAGGGCGAGATGGGCGCGCACCTGGGTGGATAATTGCAGACATGCGCGGACAGCGCAAGACATATTTTTCACCACCCGTGGGGCCAAGACCCTATTTGACAAATGTCCCGAAGTGTCCCTAAGTGCATTTTATGAAAACCAACAAACGACGCCCTAGAAACCTGTCTAAAAAACGCAAAAACTTAAACACGTTGCTCGGCGTTTTTGCGGTAAAACAGGCCATTTTACTCTGTAGGAAAAAAACTTTCAGAAAATTGATCTTTTTTCTTGCATTCCCCAGCGTCTGGCGTATAGTAGGGGAGTAATGAAAACACACACCACAACGGGCGCGGGGAATTCCGCCGCGCAAATCACCACCCGCTACACCAACGCCGGAAAAATGCCCGACGAAACTCAGTTTGACTACGTAATTGAGGTTTCCGCATGGGCGGACACCGGAACGGCCGGATATATCGGCGTCAGCGGGCAGCCCACGAACGATGACTTGAGAGCCATGCTCTCCGAGGAAGTGGCCGAGTTGCAGCGATGGATCGATGCGGAAGCAAAAAAGGGGAACATGGACGAGCGCACCGACGAGCCGCAGGTCGCCGAGGTTCGTCAACGCCCCGCGTCCGCAGACGGCGATTGCCCGCCGTCCCATGAATGGCCGGTTGTCATTGCCGAACTCATGGCGAAGGAGGTCGCATGAATCCGCCAACCACACCGGAGCAACGCGAGGCAATGCGGCGAGCCGATAGAATTGCTGCTGGTCTCATCAACTCCGAGAAACGCCGCGAAAGAATTGCCGATCGACTCAAGTCGTTCGGTCTGTCCGACGATCAAGTCTCCAGCGTCATGGAGATTGTCGCCTACTAACAAACAAACACACACGAACACACAAAAATACACACAATGAAAACCGCCTACTACCAACACCACATGACGGGCGAGGAACTCAGCGTTGCCGTCGCTGCGATAAAAGAAACTAAAATGGAGCGTGCGCTCCGCCGTCTTCCGAATGGCTGGACACACTCATTTCACGACGACGGGAGCGACGGTTACCCAACCTACCGCTATAAGGCCGTCCCGGTATGGGGCGTGAGCATATACGACGAAAACGAGGTTCAGGTGGCGTATGCCAGCAAGCCCGAAAAAGGATCGCGGACGCGGACTCCGCACGGAGAACTTATGGCGGATGGAGAGCCGGCGGCCAAGCGCAATGCGGCGCGGGTCGCCGTTAACCGGTTCGCCGCGGCGATGTGGGGACAGCACCCTATTTGGGCCGCGAACTGTTATTTCACGGAAACGGAAAATGAATAAAGCCGCCCAAGCTCTCGGAAAACTCGCCGCTGGAAAGCCTAAAAACTTTTCTGCGGCTGAGCTGGCCCGCCGAAAGAAACGGCTTGCTGCCGCCCGCGCAAAACGCTGGCCCAAGAAAGACGCCAGTTCCTCGAACACAGACAAAGGACACACACAATGAAAACAGAATCAGAGATCAAAGCCGCCCGCGAGCTGCACAAACGGCGGCGCTCACGCCAGTGCGAGGATGCGGTATGATGAAATGCCCCCACTGCAATAAAACCCTCCGCGCGCACATCGTGGACACCCGCGCCACCGGGAGCAAGGGCGGCAAAGTCAGGTCGCCGCTCAAAGCCCGCACCAGCGAGCAGGCCCGCGCGGCGGTCAATGCGCGCTGGGCCAAGGCTAGGTTAGCCGCTCGGCCAAATACTTTTTGAACCGCGCCAACTCGCCGGCCGCAGCTTCACCGGCAGTGCCGTGCTCGCCCTGCGCCGCGCCTACGGCGAGCACCGCCTGCGGAATGCATGCTTGGCCCTCGACACGCTGCCCTATGATGACAACCTCAAAGCCATCGCCGACCGGTGCTATGAAGACGATCACGTTCCTTGCTAGTCTCGCGCTCGCCGCCTGCGCCACAACGCCGGAGCCCAAGCCCGAGCCGCCTACCGCGCCGAAAGCTCGCGCCATGGCCGTCCACAGCGTGCCTACCGGCATGATGGTCGCGGTAGACAACGAGTGGGTCGGCATCACGCCGTGCGTCATCATGCTCCCTGACGACGGCGAGGGCGGATTCAAGGGACCGCTGCTCACCGTCATCGAAGCCGTGCCAGTCACCGGCGGCCTGCAGTCCACTAAGATGTGGTGGCCGGGCCAGAGGATCCCTTCGAGGGTGGTCTTCACGCTGCCCTGGGCGCCGCAGCAGCCGGCGAAGAAGGCGGATCTGGTGGTCGCGCCGTAGCGTCCGCTGTGGGGGTATTGCCGGAAAATTCTCTGATTTGGCTACAGAGAGGAATTGCGGCGGTTCCGAGGTGCCCTCTCTGTAGGATTGTACCGTTAATCCGGTAGTTCGACCCGCTGATCCATGGTCGCGTAGTGCCGCTCAGTCGTTGAGCTGGTCGTGTGCCCGAGGAACCTTGAGACGGTGCGCAGGACCGAGCTATCAAAAAGGGTGCCGTAAACGTCGGTTATTGTGTATAGCCATTGACGTTTCATAAATGCCGCGCGGCCCATGGCGAGGTTGGTCTTCTGCGAGGCCGGCGCCAGCTGTGTCTTGCGCAGGAAGTCCGAGACCAGCTTCCGGTTGAGGCGGGTGAGGGGAAGCGCGCGGAGTTTCTCCCGGTCGGTCACACGGACCCTTACAAGCGCCTACAGAACAGCCTTTACAGAGTAACTTTCCAGACGCCGGTATAGCTCAGCTGGTAGAGCACCTGATTTGTAATAAGCTGCTGTGCCCAGCATTCATGCGGGTCTTCGAGGGGCGTGGCTGGCGGTGTGGCAAGGCACTCCTCTGTATTCCGATCATGCAACGCCGCACGTCATTCTGCGCAAATGTCCCGCGAGAACACTTAGTGGTAATGACGAAGCCCGCCGTAGCGGGCTCCGAGTCTCCTGCACCGCGCTTGGCGGGGGAGCGTTAAGCTGTCTCTGCTTCCAGCTCCCGGTCCAATGCCGTGTCAAAGCACGCCACCTTGTCCATGAGCTTGCCCTCGCGTCACCTTGCGCGTCTTTTTGCGGGCGCGGGCAGAGAACTCGGAAGCTGTTTGCTGCTGAGAAAATTGTTTTTGCAGGATAAGGTTTTCTCCTTTTTTTGTAATTTGCGCTTGGAATATGCGAAAAACTCCATCTTCGCCCCTGTCTTCGGAAGACACCTGCTTAATTGTCGCCAAGCCACGCCTCTCAAGGGATTTCCAAACTCCAACCGCTTCTATTTGTGCAAAAGATTGCGTTGTTACACCTTTTTTGCCCATTGCCTTTGATGCATACAAAAGTTCCAAATATGCAGTTCTTCCGCTTCCTTTTTTAAAAGATTGGCTCCATTGAATAAACGGATAAGTTTCGGCGTTTTGCAAAGCAAAACCGCCATTTTTAGTTTCAAAAATATCCATGTAGTCCGAAGAATCTCGGCCGCCATAATTTTTTGATTTGTTTTCTTTCCACAAAGACTTCGGATCTTTCGACACTCTTGGGTCAGGTTTTGCTAAATCGTCCACGCCGCCGAGGTAGCCTTGGTTCTCCTCGTACTCGCGGAGCAGGCGGTCGGTGTCGAGGGTGCGCACGGGGGCCACCTCCGGCATCGCCTGCCCGCGGGTGCGGCCTGTTGCTGCACCTTGCGGAGGTCTCGCCGCCGACACAAAGATGTCGTCAGGATTGTCCACCAGCCACAGCTTCTTGCCGTCAATGTCCATCGTCTTCGGGTTGCGCAGATACGCCTCGACGACCACCGGGTTGGCTGGCTCGTTGACCTGCTTGGCGGCGTCACGCAGGCGAGCGGCGAGATCCTTGGGGGTGCGCTTGGCGAGGTCATTGAAGTAGCTGGCCAGTTCGTCCATGTCGTCCACATAGCGCACGTTGAACTCTGGCAGTTCGCTGACATCAGCAAACTCGCGCAGCTTTAGGCCAGCCTCCATGCGGGCGCCAAGGTCGCGCATCACGTCATTGGCGCTGTCCACGGCAGCCTGCGCCGAGTCGATGGGCGCGGCAGCATAGCCGTCTGCGGAGGCGACATCGTCACTGAAAGAAAAGCCGCCGCGGGAAATGCCCGAGCTGCGGGCGCGATACTTGGGGTCGAACTTGCGTCCCTTGAAGTCGGGCGAGCCGTGGTAGACCGGGCCGACCAGCCCTCTGCGGCGCGCTTCGTCTGGCGTGATGGTGATGTCCGGCATAGCCTGTCCACGCACCTCCGGCATCGCCATGCCAGCCTGCGGGAGGGCGCTGGGCATGCGGTTGTTGTTGATTTTGTCGTAGTCGAAGAAGTAGCCGGTGCGGCCGGTCGGCTTGGCATCGTTGAGCCGGTCCACGCGCCAAGCACGGATGCTGCCGCGCGGGTTGAGGTCCGAGTACAGCGGGTTGGCTGTGCGCTGCACTGCGGTGCCGGTGCCGATGAGGCCGTTGAGCATGTCCCGCTTCTGCTGTCCGATGGTCATCTCGCCGGGCCTGCCGTTGCGGTGGTTGGCGAGGTAGGTCTTGAGGTCGGCCTCCACCTGCCGCATGTCGTTGTTGAAGAGCCCGAGGTCGCCCTTGTTGATCGCCTTCATGGCGGACGCGCGGAAGGCGTTGAGGTCAAGCGAGGCGGCGAGCAGGTGGTTGGCCTTGGTCACCTGCCAGCCAAACGGCACGGTCTCGCGCTGGATGGCGCGCACGTTGCCCAGGTTGGTTACGCGGTAGCGTCCCGAGGCTCCGGTGCCGATGGCGTTGTAGTCGATGTCCCAGCTGCCGCCCTCGGCGCGGCTTTGCTCCATGGAGCGGGCAAACTCGCGGACGTGCTTGGGGAAGTTGGTGAAGAAGTCGAACTGCGGCGGCAGCACCGGCCCTCCGACCACCTCGCGGCCGTTGACCTTGCGTTTGCCGAACTCCTGCGAGTTGACCGGGACAAACTTGCGCGCATCGTAGAGCGTCTTGATCTGCGCGCTGCGGGCGTTCTCGGTGAGGTTGACCGTCTCCTGCGCCTTCATGGTGTAGGTGCCGTCTGGGCGTTGAACCATGAAGTCGTTCTCCAGGACTCCGTTGCCCTCATCGCGCAGCTTCACATGCGTGCTGCGGGCCAAGTCCTCCGGCTTGCTGCTGCGGGCCAGCTCCACGCCGCGCAGCTCCTTAGCCCCGGCTTCCTCGAGGCCGGCGAGGTACTGGTCGTAACTACGCACGTACTCACGCACCCGCTTCTGCATGATGCGGTCTTGGAAAAGAGGATTGTCGCGGAAAAGCACCGAGGGGCTGTCCATTAGCTTGCCGGTGCCCGGGTCAAGGCGAGCGCCCATGACCTCCAGAACGCGCCCGCCGGCCGACAGCATGGACTCGGCGAGGCGGGGGAACAGTGCGTCACGGCGGACGGCGCGGAAGTCGATGGCCGGAGCCTCGGAGGCGAACGTCTCGGCGATGATCTCGTCGCGTGCCCAGTCCAGCGCGTCCTCGCCCTTTTCGATGCTGCGCTGGGAAAGCTCTTCGACACGCTGGTCAATAAGACGCTGCCGCGCCTGCTCAGAAACCGGCTGACCCTTCAGCACGTCCGCCAGCGTTGTCTTGCCGCTGGATACGTCATTGATCTGCGCCTCAGTCAAGTTGACCGGGGCGTCCTCGATGGCGCCGACCAGGATGTCATTGTCCACCAACCGCGTTGCATATTCCCTGCCGCGCGCCGCCACACCGTCCGTTGCATACTGCTGGTTGACTAGGTTTCGCAGGTCATTGCGCGGCTGACCACCGAGGATGTCGCTAGTTAGGATGGCGTGGCCGATTTCGTGCGGGACAATGCGCGTGGGCGACAAGTCCTGCGCCAGTCGTTGGTTTGCCGACACCGTGTCTCCCGCCTTGACCAGCAGCCGGATGCCCTGTGGCACATGCGTTGAGTCCACCGTGCCGTCCGCCGCGGTGATGTCGATTACGTTGCCGCCCTTGTCCGCGTCCGGCCTTACAGACACCTTGCCGTCCACCGGAGCCGTGTGCCCCATGTTGACAAAGATCCTCGCCGATCCGTTTGCGTCCTTTTCGATGTAAAGGCCCGCCGCCGTCTCGCCGCCCTCCGCGCGAAGGTCGGTGTTGGCCCGGTAGTCCTGGCCGCGGAGCGGGATAAATTTGACCTTGTTGCGCAGCACGCCCTGCATGGCCGCCAACCGCGAGAGGCTGTCGTGCGAAAGGGACATGAGGGACGCCGCGTCGCCATTGCTTTCAGTCACATCGACCAGCATTCTGGCGATGTCGGCGTCCACTTCAGCCGGCCGCCTACCAAAAGCCCTTGTCGCCGTCCCCGCCAGCGTGCCCAGCATCACGGCGCCGCCCACAATCTGACCGCCCTGCTCGGCATCGGGAGCCACCAAGGCAAATGGAGCCGCCGTAAGCCCGGAGACCACAGCGGAACTGACAGCGTCATCCGCTAGCCGAAACGCCTGCGTTGCGCCCAAGTTGTTTGCCGTGCGCGACAGCCGGCGCAGCATCTGCGGATTCTCGGGGTCTTGCGCTACGCGCCGCAGGGTGCTGTCAGCAGACGCTCCGCCGGGCCGCATATGGCGGGCGTAACGCTGGGGGAAGGCACCACTGCCGGCCATCGCTTGCGCGGTTTCAGCGCCCGCAGCACCCGCACCACCGGCGCCCATCTCGCGCACGATGGCGTAGCCACCGCCTGCCGTTGCGCCAGTGCGCCTCAAGATCGCCCCGCCAAATTTCATGATGGGCAGGATCGAAAGCACGCCCGTGGCCACGCCGCCCAATGCCGCCGGCGCGCCTTGGCCCTGAGTGCTCAAATAGCCCACGCCACCCGTCAGGGCAGTCGCGGCCGCCGTCTGCTGCATCGCGTTCATTCCCGTCAAATCCTGCACCCTGTCCGTGATCCGCATCGCGCTACGCTGTAATGCGTCGGCGCCCGCATTGGCCACCTCCCCAGTCATCTTGAGCGGCACGCCCGTGATCGACGACAGGCGGCGCAAGATACGCACCTTGGATAGTGCGCCCGCACCGACCGGCAGCAAGTTGTCAGGAGCCAAAGCCATCGACCCTCCGGTCGCCAAAGCGCGCTGCGGCTCCATCACCTCGCCGGTGATCGGATTAGTCGCCCGCGCCTCACTGCTCTCCTGCGTCACCGGCGTCTGGCCGATGCTAAAATTTCCTACGCCCGCAATTTCACGGTCAAAGTTCTTGCCGCGGCGGTAGTCTTCAAACGCCTGTTTGACATCGGCGTTCTCCTCCAGCGGAGTCGGCGCCGTCTCGCCGCGTTCTTTAGCTGCGGCAAACTCGCGATTGATGATCTCGATGTCTCCGCGCAGGTCGCCCGACAGCTTTCCCTCGGCCTGCAGCTTTTGGGCGATGACGCTGCGCACCTGCTCCTGACGGCGAACGTCTGTGGCGTGATCGCGCGCCGTGTTGCCGATCCAGTCAACGAGTTTGGCGAACTCAAGGCCCGCCTTGCGGCCCGCCTCTTTGAGTGTGACGAAGTTCTGCGTAGCAAAGCGGTCTGGCCGATAGAAGTTTGAAGTGGCGTTGTCCTTCAGCTCTTGGCCCATCTCTGCAGTCAAAGACACCAGCCCTTGGCCAGCCGCCACCGCCCCATCCACAAAGCTGCCCACCGTATTCTTCTCCTGCTGCCTGCGCGCATGCACTGGAGCAAACTCCTCGAAAGGCATCTCGTAGGATGGATCGTAATAAAGGTTGTCATCCTGCGCATTCAGCTCCGCATCTGTCAGCGGCTTGGGCGGCTCTCGGAAGTCTGCCTGCGGAGGCTGCGGCGCCGACTGTGGCATAGTCTTCTGGCCGAAAGGCGTGGCCTGCATGAGACTGTCTGACGTGGCGCGTTGATCCATCTGCGCGTCTGTCATCGGCACAGCGGCCGGCGACTCAAGCACTCTAGCGGCAGTTCCGTAAAGATTCTGCCGCGCCTCCATCTCGTCCATTGCGTCGAGCTGGGCGTCTGTTAAGCCTTTTGCCATTAGTTATTGAACAGGGTTCCAGAGTCCGTCTTCACCCTTTTCGTAGGTGATCCCGCCAGAAACGCGCCGAGGCTTGGCCGGCGCGGACGGTTGTTGGACAATCTCGCCGCTCGTAGCGCGCTTCTCGGCCTTATCAAGGACCGACATAAAGTCATTCATCGATTTCTTGAAGCCCTCCTCACTCTGCGACTGCTGGGCGCGGACGATGGCCTGCGTGGCTTTCTCGCCCTCAACCTGGGTGATCTGCCCGCCGCCCTTGAGACTTTCAAACGCCTGCAAGAACGCAGCGCCCTGCACCTGCTCGAGCATCGCCTTGAAGTCCGCTTCCTTGGTGCCAGCCACAGGGTTGCTCTTCAGCCCAAACAAATAAGATGCATTCTTTGCCCCAACCGAACCGGAGAAGCCTGGATGGCTCGTCAGGTCATTGATCGTGCCGCGCATGCTGCCGATGGTGTCGAGCGCGGACTGCTGCTTTTGTGCTAAGGCTTTCCTCTGCGCGTCAGTTGCCGCCGTGTCGCGCTGGACCGATGCAGCGACTGCGGGATCAGACTGCCGCAGCTTGATTTTCTGCTCAGTCTGCAGACGCGCATTGGTCTGACCCAAGATAAACTCGGCCGCTGACTGCGGGGTGAACTGCACGCCGCGCTTCATTGCCTTGAGCAACTCTTTCTGCTCAACAGGCAGAGCCTTAAAATCTTCTTTGGTCTGCACGTTTAGGGAATTGAAATCAAACGCCATGCCAGTGGACGGAATTTCCATGGCCGCAACATCGTTGGCAACGTCCTTCGGAATAGGAGCGCCAGCATAAGGATCGGCCGACACGCCGTTCATCGCGTCCATGGCGTCCAGTGGAACTGTGTCAACAGCTGGAAGTGGCGTCATTGGGTCGTCTTGCATAGGAGACGGTAGCGTCTCTTCGTAGATGGCCTGACCAGTCTGCTGGTCGTAGCCTAAAACTTTTTTGCGAGGGGGCATATTATTCGTCAATTATCGTCAATTACGCTGGCGTTTACTCCGGGAGGAAATCCCCTATAGGTGCCGCCGCCGGCCGCGACTTGGGCTGCGGCGTTGATCTGCGCGCGCTGCGCTGGCACTCCTGCTTGGATCTGCTGCCCACTCTGCTGCAAGCCCAACCTGTCCTGACCTAGCTGCAAGTTGATCAGCGACGGCAGAATCGGCATGAACGCCTCACTGGCGCGGAACCAGTCATTGTCATTTTTAAGCGATTCCGTGCCGACAACTTGGGCCAGCTTGTCTGTCGTCATGTTCAGTGCCGGCGCCAGGACATTGAACGTATTCTTGAAGGCGCGGCCCTTGGCTTTCCGTTCTTCTGCCTCCATGTAGGAGCCGGCGATGCTTCCCATCGCGCTCGTCACGCCTGCCATTAGGTTTTCAGCGCCCTGCTGTTGCATGTTGCGGTCGCTTTCGATCATGCGACCATACCATCCCATTGGGTCTTGGCTCATAATGTTATTTCTTTCTGTTGTGTGATTCCTGCCGCTTGTCGCGCCTCAAGGCACAGCGCTGATCCCGGCACAAACGCGCGGCAGGCATTCGGTCGGTTGTTGTAAATTGAGCAGCCCACATCGCAGCCGACCCCGCCGGTCAGTGCCACGCATCTGCTGTTGGTTGTCTTCATCAGTGGGTAGTCATCTCGCAGCATCCATTGCGGGATGCCAGCAGCGTCAGATCGGTCTCGTCGCAGGACAGGCCAGGACCACTTGTGAGAGCAGCAGGCGCCGCATCGTTGGCAGTCGTATTCCATATTGGTTTGAAGCCCAGGTCGGGGAAGACCATGTCTTCATAGGGCGCGTGATGACTTACGTTGCTGACGGTAGCCGCCAACTTTGGACAATGAACGTGCCGCCCTTGGTGCCGGTCCACGCAGTTGAAGCAGATGGGGTAAAAGTCAGCGTTGAGCGATTTGTCGGGATTGTTGCCCCAGCTGCCTTCGCGTTTTACATACCGCGTCGGATCAGCCGCCACTCCTTCGGTCTCCAAATATTCAAACACGTCCTCATCAGACCAGTCTCTGATTGGGTAAAGGCTGGCCGGCATTCCGTCCACGCAGCGAATATCCATTGCCAGCGGGATCTCGCCCTTGATGAGATCGGTGTCGCCGCCCTTGGTTCCGACAAACATTGCAGACCATGGAAAGTCAAACGTGCCGGTTGGCCGGCTGAGAAAGTCCTTGACGGCACAAAGGTATTTCCCGCTTTCTAGCTCAGACTCAGTGGGGCGCTCGGTGCCCAAGGTGAGGACCGTGGCGGCGCTTCCACACTGGTAGTATTTCAGCATGTCAAAGCGGACTTCTCCCGTTTCAACATCCGGGCCGTCCGCTATGGCAACCCTGGAGGGCGCGTAGTCATAAACCTCCAAGCCCCACTGCTTGATAAGCTCGTCGCTGTATGCGTAGCGCTCGCGGAATTTTGGCTCGCGGTATTGTATGACCGGCAAATCAATACCTGCCTTAAATTTGAGAACGTGCAGAAGCGCTGTTGAATCTTTTCCGCCACTCCACAAAACGGCAGAGTTTGGCCACCGTGCATGCCAAGCGCGCATCTTTTCTGCCGTCTTTAAGACAAGGTTTTTCATTAGGCGATAATCATGGCCCCGCCAATCGTCCCGGCTGCTGCAAGCCCGGCTCCTCCGATTGTTCCGCCGAGCATCATGTTCTGCCCTGCCGTCCCGGGGCTGCCACCAGAGTACATTGGGTTCATGCCCTGCGCCCCGCCCACCATAGACATGGAGTTCTGCGTAAGGTTGGCATACGGCGAACCCATGCCCATCGCCATGATGGCAGGGTTGGTGGACATGCCGAAGTTGTAAGCGTCCTGCCCAACGCCCATCCGCCGCATGCGCTCCTGCTCGGCGAGCTGGGCCGACTGGCCGAGGATGCCGAGGTCTTGCGCCCGGCGCTGCTGGACAAAACGGTCGCGGTTGAGTAGCTCGGCGCCGAGGCCAGCACTGCCGGTCGCCATGCCGCGTGCTGCCATTCCGGCGCGGGCCTGCTGCGTGGCGTCCCGGGCGTCCTGCGCGGAGAGCATGCCGGCCCGCTCGCCGACTGCACCTTGGAGCTGCTCCTGCAGCCTAGTGTATTCCGGAGCGGCTGATTGGGCGGCGTCGAGCTGACCGAGCAGGCTGGTGCGGCGGCGCATCTCGTCGGGCAGCGCTGCCTCGTAGCTGCTGCGGAGCCGCTGGTCGCCGAGCAGACGGAGGCCAAAGTTGATGTTGCGGCGGCTTTCCTGCCTTGAGGCGTTGCCGGCGGCGCGCGCCATGGCTGGCAGTTCCTCACGCTGGATGGCAAGCTGCTGCCGCAGCAGGCTTGAGGACTGTTCTAAATCGAGCGTTGGTGCTGTTGGTGATGATCCCATAGTTACTCCTTTTGTCGCTGTGTTCGTTTCAAAATGTCCACGCACCGGCGGGCGCGTATGCGGCCGTCGTTGCGGCGTTGCCACAACACGTATTCGTGCGGCTTGGCTGCCGAGCTAAGAAACCTTTCGTGCGCGTTGGTCCCGTCGCCGGCCGCTGCCAGCTGGACGTACCAGGCATTCGGCTCGCCCGGTGTAATGCTCCGCGCTGCCGCGTCCCAGTGGACCTCCTGGCCCATGACGAAGACATCGTTGAACGAGACGACAAAGCCGTCTGGCCGCGCAATGTTGGCTGCCAGGGCGAGCCCGAAGTTTTGTCCAGGGAAATACTGGTCATACCATTGGTGTGCTTTTTCCCATGGCGTCATCGGATAAACATTGCCGTGACTAGCGGGCATGACGTGAGCTGTGATCCGCCGCCGGTAGCAGCTCTGATCACGCAAGCGTCTGCCGTCTTCACATCGGTGGACCTGGCCGTGACGATGCTGTCTTGGGCGGCTGAGCGGGCCGCAAGGCCAGAAACAGCATAGTCAGCGTCCGGGAGCGCTACTGCAAAGTTGACTGCAAATTCCGCGCTCGCCTCTGTGTCGTAGAGTGGAGACACGCAGGCGACGTTGCCAGAGGCGCGCACAGTCCTTCTGCGCACCTCTCCCTGGCCGGTTGTATCTGAAATTTTAACATCACCAACGGCATTAAGCCTTGTGCTTTCCGGCCCCACCGCGGTCACCGTGTAAGCCCTGCTTGTTGGGCGCTGCGGCCCGCCGGTTGTAAACTCAAGGTAGACCACATGGCCAACTCTAAGACTGTGCGCCGATGCCGTGGTCACAAGGACTATTGTGCCGCTGGAATTTGTCGTGTAGTCGAAATTCAGATTGTTTTCCGATGCACCATTGATGTTCACCCACGCCCTGACCCCGTAGATCGGCGCCGTGCCGGTCTGTGCACCGCTCAACTTGGCAGGAGTGACAGACGCATCGACCATGTTAGCCGTGGTCACCGTGATCGCCGCGGGCAGGGCGCCGGTTGCCAGCTTGGAGAAGGCGATTGCGGCGCCGGACGATATATCGTCGTTGACGATACTTTCCGCGGTGAGTGCGACAACTGGGGTTTGTGCGGCGTTAAGCGTGGCAGGTGTGACGGTCTCGCCGGTGACAAATCCGTTCGGTGCGTTGTGTCCTTTTGTGACGGTAATGGTGGCCATAATGTTTTAAGCTGCGTGACGTGTTTCGGTTTGCGGGAGGCTGGGGATGGCGGCCTCGACCGAGATGTTGCGGATCTCGGGTCGGTTAGCGTTCGTTAAAATTTCCAGCTCGCAGTAATGCGCCTTGCGCCGGAGGGGCAACTTTAGGCTGTAGTCGTTGCCGGAGCCCGTGGTGTTTTCCAGCCCGGGCACTAAAGGTTCGGTCTTATCAGGGTTGCGCAGGTTGGCCGTCACGGTGATCGACCCGGTGCTGGGCAGCACGGCGTCGGCGAGGGCACGGGTGAAGCGCTTGCTAGACATCGTTCCCATGCCGTAGCGACGAGTGACGATCTTGCCCGGGACCGGCTCGGTGAAGTCAACCGTTGCATCCGGCGACTCGTCACCCTCCTCGACCTCGTCCAAAAGCATCAGCTTGCCCGCCTGGGAGCTGATCATCACGCGCCGGCGGTTGTTGATGTCTGCGACCAAGAAGTCGTTGACGCCGACTCCGTAGATGTCGCGGGTCTCCCACGCCTCATTGAGCTGGTTGTAGATGAAGACGCCGTTGTTGCTGCCTGTGCTGGTGGCCAGCGGGGCCGCGAGGAAGTAGCGGTTGTCGAAGTAAAGTGCCGTGGCGTACTCAAGCAAGTCGGCCCGCAGCCCCTGCAACTGGTCAGCAATGGGATCGCTCAAAGGCTTGGTCTCGCCGCGGAGTTTGAGGTCTAGCTTGGCGTCCAGCCGGTAGACGCCGGCGTCGGACAGGAAATAGATGAACTGCCCGGCCGTGCAAATCGTCCGGCGGGCCGCGCAGCCGATCTCATCGGTCAACAGCTCAAGGCGGGTCACGGCGGTGTCTATGGAAAAGTCGCTGCCGTCCACCGCGGGGTTCTGCGAGATGGCGGCGATCCAGATGCTCTTGCGGCAGAAGACCAGGACGTTGTTGTCCACCCAAGGATGCACCGCCACGATCCGGTCGTTGCCGCCTACACCCACGCGGAAGGACTGCCAGAACAAATCGTAAACATCGGGATCAAGCACGTCGCTCAGCATGACGTTCTGTTTGCCATCGGGGATGACGAGGCGGTTGTTGATATAGCTGCCCCAGGGCGCCGAGCGCAGGCGCCGGAAGGTCACGCCAACGTCTGGGACGCCGCCCTCTGCGCGGACAAAGCCGGTCGCGGGGTCGCCGGTCCAGTAAAGCGGTGCCTTGACCCGGCGGACCTTGATGTTGGCCGAGACGTCTGAGGGTGTGCCGGTCGGCACGGTGATGGTGAAGTCGTCGGCGTTTAGGCTGGCGGCCTCCACTTGAAACTCATGCCCATCGAAGGCCGCGCTGCTGCTGCCCTCGATGCGGACGCGGGCGCCGGCGGGGTAGTTGTGGCCGGTCACAAAGACTGTGGCGACCGTGCCGAAAACCGAGACGCCGCTCGCCGCGGTGTACTTCTGCTCGTAGCCGGTCTGCGAGGTGTCGGCCTCCCGAAAGAGGTACATACGGTCGAACGCCTGCACCATCGACACGTTGTCCGAGGGGTGGACGCTTTCACCGGCGGGGTAAATGAGCGAGGACGGCAGCCGGGCGATGACCAGCTCTTCGCCGCCGCCGAGGTCAAGGTTGTCTGTGGCATCGATGGCCAAGACGCCGCTGGCCCAGGCCGCGGAAAACTGCAGGCTGCCGTCCGTCAGGTAAACGAAAGCACGGTCGGATGCCGCTAGTAGCGTGACCTCCATGCTGTTGGCCTCGTCCGGCGAGCGCATCACGGCCGCCGCGAAAATGCCGCCGTCGTAGCTGGTGCGCACGATGGGGCCGGGATCAGTCAGAACAAAGGGGACAGTCAGCGGCACCTGGCCTGGGGAAATGTCGTCGGCCAGCCGCTTGAGGCCACGCCGCGTCACGGCTACGCCACGGTCCAGCCGCATGTTCTCCGAGAGCTGGAGCATGCCGGCGGGCAAGGTGACAGGGTTCATCCGGCTGGAGTAGCCGATGAATCCCATGTCGCCGTCGCGCTGAACTGGACTTTCTAATGCCATTAAGTGGCGATGAGGCCGAGGGTGCGCAGGCGCCCGAGCAGGTCATTCAGCCGGGCCTGCGTGCTGGCGGCGTCCGTGGCGTCGGCCACGGCGGCGGGCTGGACGACCGGCGTGGCGTTGTAGAAGCCGAGCTTTTGTGTCGTCGCCGTGCCGACCTTTGTTCCGGTCGTTGTTCCAAGCACTAGGTTGACACCGTCGAACACGGTCTTGTTGCCCGAGAGATTGAGCGCGGCCGATGCCAAGTTGCTGACCGAGATTTTCTTGGTCACACCGCCATCGGAAATGACCAGAAGGTCGGCTGCCTCCGGTGTGGCGGCGAGTTCGGCGGTGATCTGTGCGATTGTCTTGGCCATATAATTAGTTCAGTGCTGCTTTAAGTTTGCTGCGAAATAGTTCCGCATCCCCCGGCGAGATGTCGGTCTTCCGGGTCGGGCTGACCTGCTGGTGGGTCACAACCATGTTCATCGGGATGCCCCACTTGCGCATGCGCGGAGCCAGCCATTCGATGGCGCTGGCCATGGCGTCATCGCCGAGCGGGTAGTCATAAGTGTTGCCCTCCCAAGCGAGCCCGAGGCTCCATGAGTTAAGGTCTTGCCGGCCGAACCAGTTGCTCTTTCCGGCGTGCCAGGCGCGGTCGGCGTCTTGGCAGAACACCGTGCGGCGGCCGTCGCGGGCGATGAGGACGTGGTAGGACACCTTAGATGCCGGGCTGGCGATCCACTCGCAGCCTCCCCGGTAGCTGCCGTCGCTGTGGTGCAGGACTACTGCCTCCGGCTTGATCGCCTGGTTGCCCTTGTTCGGCGTGAAGACTTTCCGCTCGTCGAAGCTCGTCAGCGGCGGCGCGACGGTGAAGCTCGTTGTGGATGCGGATGCAGAGTTCGGCGAGGCCGGCGCTGGGGTAACGCCGGACTTGCTGCCAAATAGTCTCTTGATCCACGTCCACATTGCTTACTTTTTGTAACCTTTGTTCGGGTCAACCGTTACCGTGGCCTGCTGCTTGAGGAAGTCGTAGCCGACCGTCACGCAGCCGGGGAGCAGCAGGTAGGCCGCGAAGACCAAAGCGGCGGCGATGAACTTAGCCGCGAGCATTGTTGTCCTTGGCCATGACCAAGCCCCAGGCGGCGGCGAGCGAGGCGGCGATCAGGCCGATGTCGGGCAGCGAGCCGGTGGAGAGAAATTCTTTGGCGCCGGTGGCCAATGCGATGAGCCCCGTGAGGACGCCGAGTGTAGTAGTTTTCCAGTTGTTCATAATGTTATTTGTTCTCCTTCTGTTTTTTCCGCAGGTCATGGTAGACCGAAAGTAATGTGATCACGCCGACAGCGAGGCCGACGCATAGCCCGGCAACGCGTAAGTATAGTTCGACATGGGCGACCATAGAAACCGCCGCCGAGCCGAGGCTGGCAAACGTGCCGAGGGCGCCGCGCTCGACGGTCGTTAAATGTTGGTGCCAGTAGTTCATGGCATTGCGTCTATTGCGGTCCATGCCGCCAAGAGGCCGTCCCGCAGTTCGGTGGGCAGGCTCTCGCTGGAATAAACCACGGAGCGCGACCCGGCGGCGGCGTGCGCGGTCACGGCGGCGGAGAGTTTGGGGCGGCTTGAAGTCACAGATTGTGATTCGTTGCCGTCGGCGTCCACCTGCGTCTCGTAATCCGAGTGCGTGCCGTCTGGTTCCAAAAACACTTGGCCGACTGACTCGCCTTCGGTGAGTTGCGATTGCAGCCATGACAGAAGGGTCTGCGCGGTGAGGGCCAGTTCGCCGTCAAGCGGGATGGCGGTGGTGGTGGCGTAGTCGCCGCTTTTGCTGTAGCGGGTTAGCTGGTTGTTGGAGAGTAGGAGTTTCATGGGGCAAAAAACACGGCATTATTTAGTCCGACAATTTCAAAACTTCCGCCAGTGTTGGTGGAGAGGCCGACTAGTCCAAACGTAAAGCAGGTTTGGTTTGTCGAAGCAACCATAGGGCCGTTGCTATATGTGACAGTGGCGTTTGTTGGTTTCTGTAAGGCCGCGCTAGTTGCGGAATTTCTTTCGGCATAATAAATGTCGCCCGTCCCGTTGGTTTTGTGGTCAATCCACAAACCGAAGCCTAATGGCGATGCCGAAGTGGTAATTGTGGCGGCGTTGGTTGTGACTACATTTGCCTTGGAAACTAGAACTTCAGCGTTGGTGGCATCAACCCAGTTAAGAGCAACCCAATGGCCATTGGTGGGCAGATCGTTGTCGCCTGCGCCAGCGCCAAAAACCAAAAAAGCGCGCGCAACGTTGTTGGTTACTTGGTTCTTGGCGCCCATAACAGCTAAACTCATTGGGCGAGACCAATCTATACCAAAGGTTCCCTCCGTTCCGTTCCACGGCCCTTGCCTGTTGACTCTGACCGAGGCAAAGCTGTTGGTGCTTCCATTTACAATCCTCACATTGATTCGACCTTCGGTAATGGGGCCAGCGTGGACAGCGGTTCCGGGGCCGCTTATATGCGAGGCCATAGCGTATGCCAAATCTCTAAACCGATTCGGCGCGTGCATAATGTAGTCAACCATGCGCGTGTCGGTTAAATCCCGCGTCATCAAACTGTCCGCACTGATCGCCGTCTGATGCGGTGCGATGTTGCCCACGCCGTTTAGGGTGGCGTTGCCGTTTATGGTGACGTTGGTGGCGAAGGTGGCGGCGTTACTGACTCCGAGGGTTCCGGTGGCCGTGATGTTGCCGAATGTGACGGCGTTGGTTGTGCCGAGGCCGAGGTTGGTGCGGGTGGTGGCGGCGGCATTGCCAGAAAACAGAATACTTCCCTCATCCACAAAAACCGTGCCAGCATCCACTTGGACAAACTGAACGTGATTCCACTCCCCAAGGCCGATCGCCGTAGCAGCCGCCGCAGCATTGGTCGCCGTGAGCACCGCACGCCCGGTCGCCGTGGCGTCCGTGATATTGACCGAGGTCGGCGGGTTGTCGATCTGGCCGTAGGCGGTGCCGGCGGCCAGCAGTAGGATGGTGAGCAGGCGGTTCATCTTTAGATTCCTTCTTTGGCGACGAACTTTTTGGATGTGCTGCTGCAACGGACAAAAAGCTCCTGCGATGGCACCCAAGCAGCATTGAACGTCACGGAGCCACCGGGTTGCACCTGAATGCCTTCGTCGTCCGAGGCGGTTTGTCCAAAGTCGATGCGCATCAGCGTGTCGGAAATGTTCTGGAACACTAAGTAAGTCCGGCTTGCGTTAGCGGGCATAACTGATTGCGTGCCAGCGGCTGCCGTGGTGACGGCCGTGCTGCTGCTGTAGTCAATGACATTGCCGGTGGATGGTTTAGTTTTTACGTTAGGGAAGCCCATAGGTTTTAGTAGTTGGTTAGTATTGCGAGACCTGCGCGGTCCATCGGCGGGTTTGCTTTTGCTGGTAGGTGAATTTCTCGGTCTCCTTGACGATGCTCAGTTCGGCCCGGCCATACATGACCTGCGCTTTGTCGAGCTGACCGTCCTCGGTCAAAAGGTCGCCGGTGAGGGAGAATTTGAGGTAGTCGGCCAAAATCTGCGGGACCGTCTGCGCGAGGGCCGTGGCGAGCACGGTCGATATGACCGTGGGCGGCAGCCGGAATTTGACGTAAATGGTGTCGGGGCAGTCGCTGGGCAACCGGATCTTATCGAGGTCGAGACTGAACGCGATTTCTCTCGGGGCTGCGTGTGTATGCGGATTGTCTTGAAACACGCTAAACACGTCGCCGATCTCAGTCTCGCTGGCTTGCGCGAGGTCGATATAAATGTCCTCGTCCACTCCGGTCTGGGTGGTCCGCTCTTCGGTGCGCGTGAGGTCGGGCCAATCGTAAAACTCCCACGCATCCCGAAGGTGGCTGGCAAGGTTATCCACCATGATCGTCTTGGTGGTCGTGGGCAGATTGTCGATGCTGCTGCCATCCAAGCCAGCGCGGCTGGCGGCGTTGGTCACGATGCTGGAGACGGTCACGGTTTTCATTGCGCGGCCTCCTTGATCACGATGATCTGCGCGGCCTTCCCGGCGAAGGTGTAGTCGCTGTCGCGGTTGACGTTGCCAGCAGCCGACCGGACGTAGACTCCGGGCGAATGCCGGTTGTAGAGCGGGATGCCGGAACCAGCCAGAACACGCCAAGCCGAGCCAACCGGCGCCGAGGAATCCAGCGGCAGGTCAGCGTAGGTGCCCACCTCGCGGGCCAGCGGCGCGG